AAGAATTCGATAAGCGCTTCATCGTGGCGCCGCAGTTCAACCTGAGAACCAATCAGGGGAAAGCAGATCAGGAAGCCTTCCTGAAAGATGTTGAGAACATGGGAATGACGGTGATGGATGCCGAACAGGGTCGCAAGCTGAAACTTATGCGCGACAGTGCGATGGCTCACCCGGCGGCGCGCTGGCTTCTGGAAGCTGAGGGATTCTGTGAAGCATCGCATTACTGGACGGATCCGGAGACTGGAGAACTGTGCCGCATTCGCCCGGACAAGCGCCTGAAGTATCACCCGGTGCTGCTGGACGTCAAGAAGGTTGCAGACATGGAGCGGTTCGCTCGCCACGTCGAGGAATTCCGTTACCACGTTCAGGACGCCATGTACCGCGAAGGTGCGCAGCAGACCACCGGAGAGCCACACGGTTTCTTCTTCCTGGCAGTGAGCGAAACCATCGACTGCGGCCGCTACCCGGTACGCGTGTTCGAACTGGATGCGCCGGATGTAGACGCCGGGCATGCACTGTTCCGCCGGGATCTGAATACCTACCACCAGTGCCGCGAGTCAGGCGACTGGGGTGGATTTGAAATTATTAAACGCCCTGAATGGGCACGCAAACAGGATATGTACGTATGAGCAACGACATCGCAATCACATCGCAGCCTGGCGCTACCGTTGGCACCGCCGCGGCAATCTTCAGCCCTGAGGGTATGGACCGCCTGGTGCGTTTCGCAACCCTGATGGCTGACAGTAAGGCCACGGTTCCTGCGCACCTGGCAGGAAAGCCTGCTGACTGCCTGGCCGTGACCATGCAGGCGGCGCAGTGGGGAATGAACCCGTTCGCCGTGGCGCAGAAAACTCACGTTGTTAACGGCACGCTGGGCTACGAAGCACAACTGGTTAACGCGGTTGTGTCCTCCTCCAATTTGCTGGCAACCCGTCTGAATTATCGCTGGGATGGTGACTGGTCGCGCGTCAGCGGGAAAACCGATAAGTCGCCGAACCTGACCGTAACCGTGTGGGCGACCCTGAAAGGGGAATCAGAGCCGCGCGAGCTGACGATCAGCATGGCCCAGGCCGGTGTGCGCAACTCCCCTCTGTGGGAACAAGATCCACGCCAGCAGCTCGCTTACCTGTGCGTGAAGCGTTGGGCTCGCCTGAATGCTCCTGATGTATTGCTTGGCGTGTATACACCTGACGAATTGCAGGAGACGGCACCACGCGTTGAGCGCGATATCACTCCTGCGCCGGCCACCGCATCAGGCATGAACAAGCTGATCAACTCGAAGCCTGAGCAGCACCAGGAAGAAAAACCAAAAAGCAGCGATGACCGCGATCCAGAGGAGATTCTGTGCGCTTTCACTGACGCAGCGATGAACTACAACACGCTGAAGGACCTGGACAACGCCTACAAATACGTTGCCAAAAAGCTCGCTAACGATGATGAACGTCTGGCTAAAGCCACTGACGTTTACACCATCCGCCGCGATGAGCTGAACGAAGTCCCTATGTAATCACCACCGTGGCGCCACGGCGCCACACCTGCAACCAAGAGAGGTATTTATGGAAGGTGCATTTGGTAAGAAAAAACTCCTGGAGGTGGTGCCACTGTCATGGAGCACGATAGACCGCCTGGAGCAGGCTGGAGAATTCCCCGCCCGTTTCTGGATTACTGATCGCCGCTGCGCGTGGGACAAGAGCGAAGTTGAAGCCTGGCTGGATAAACGTAAGGCGGCAAGCCCGGCGACGTTCACTGGAAAAAAGCCGCCAGTTGACCGCCGAGTGTATCGCCCGGTGAGCGCAGCAGCATGACGGCGCTGAAGAAGCATATCGGCAGATGGTCAGATGTTTACCTGTGTCTGGCCGTGGTCGCCTACCTGATGTGGCTGGCGGCGGTAATCAGTTAAGGGGGATTGAAAGTGAAAAAATTAACCCGTCTTGAAAAGTATCACATGAACAAAGTTTCGCAGCGATGCCCTGGAAAGGTTGTCGCCGTAACACCAGAGGCAATGGAAATTGAAAGCCGGGCAATTGACCGCGAACGCCGTGGGCATTACCGCATCGCGGCACGCCTATGGCTTCAGTGTCTGGACGCAGCTGTCGGTGAAGTTGAGCGCGCTCGCATTGCGGTGCGCCGCCAGCAGTGCATCACCAAAGGTAACCGCACCCCGCATCTGGACTACAGCGGGATCGGATGTCGCGGGGTGGTGTATGACTAATCCGCACGACGGGATCACCGTGGGCAGTGTCACGCTGCCCTATTCCATAAATCGCCGTGGATGGGTAGCACCGAGCGGCGACGTTATCAGAAACCCATTAAAAGCTCAGCGCCTGGCTGAGCTGATGAACAGTAAGAAGGTGGCGGCATGAACAAGGCATCACCAGCAGATTTAAGAAAGTGCCTCGAGGCTGCAAATATGCTCGCCTCGTTCGGCATCCGATTTGTTCCAATGCCAGCAGCCACAGACGCGGAGTACGCAATGCTGTCAGCAATGTTTATGGATAAGCTGGAGTCTCTTGCTGTAGAAGCTGAGAATTCGGAAGGCGGTGAAGCATGACTGATTTCGCAGGAAGTAATACGCCAGCTGATCAGCGTGATTTATGGCGCACGCCACCAGCTATCTTCTCAGCGCTAGATGCCGAGTTCTGCTTCCAGCTGGATGCCGCCGCAGCGCCGCATAACGCTCTGTGCCGGAAGTTCATCACCGCCGAGCAGAACACGCTGGAAACGCCGTGGGCTGATTACCTGAATGTCCCCGGATATGTCTGGCTTAACCCACCATACAGCGACATCATGCCGTTCGTGAAGAAGGCCGCCGCAGAGAGCGCCAATCAGATCGGTACGGTCATGCTTGTACCGGCAGACACATCGGTTGGCTGGTTCAGGGAGGCAATTCAGACCGCCAGCGAGGTGCGCTTCATCACCGCCGGGCGGCTGGCATTTATCAACCCAGTCACAGGTAAGCCGGTCAGCGGCAACAACAAAGGTTCATTACTGATTATCTGGAAGCCATATCCGAGAACACATTGCGAGTTTACGACGGTAGACCGCGATACTCTTATGGCGTATGGGAATTCCCGCCTTGCAAGACGGGAGGCCGCTTAATCCTGCGACTCCATCCATTTCTCAAACTTAGACGGGGAGAATAACACCAGATCGGTGTGCTCCCCATTAATCCAGACATCAACCATATCCGCCCACTGCTGCAACATATAGGCGCGCTGCCGGGCATACTCCGCTTTGTTGTACACCGCGCGCACGCCCTTCTGCTCATGCGCCTGCGCCTTCTCGATCCAGTCTGACGGGTAATCAGCTTCGTGCAGCAACGTACTAGCCGTCCTGCGCAGGTCATGCACCGTGAAGTCCTGAATTTTCTCGCCGTCTTTATTTATGGCTTCCACGGTCCGGTCTATCAGCGAGTTCAGCGCGGCATTAGATAATGGCTTGCGGAAGTTGTAGCGCCCGGGCACCAGGTATTCACTGCCACCAGCGCACATCTGCAACCCCACCAGCAGATCCTGCGCCTGCTTCGGTAGGTAAATCACATGCGCTCGCCTGGCCTTCATTCGGTCGGCGGGGATCGTCCATGTCCAGTTCCTGAAATCGATCTCTGCCCATGTCGCGTAAGTGAATTCGCTTTTTCGCACAAGCGTCAGCAGTACCAACTTGATTGCCATCTTCAGCGTTCCCATTGCACTGAAACTATCCAGCGCACGGAAAAATACACCAATTTCTTCTGGACTAAGGTATCGCTCCCTGTCCACAAATGTGGCAATGGAGGACGGTTTTATATCAGCAGCTGGGTTATAGAACCCGTGCCCTCTGTCATTAGCATGACGGTACACACTGCTGATTATCTCCCGGGCTCTTACTGCTGTTGCATTACCACCGCGCTGGACGATTTTATCGCACAAATCACGAACCGCCGCTGTGGTGATCTCAGTCATAAGTTTGTTGCCGAGTGACGGTATCAGGTCACGATCAATGATCGCCCGCTTAAGCTCCCGCGTACTGTCGGCCAGCGTGGCATTCTTCATGTAACTGTCGGTATGTACCGCGAACGTCTCAGCCCCACGGATTTTTTTAATACCGTCTCGTTTCGCCGCAGCAGGCGACTGGCCTGCCTTCACGAGCTTTTTAGCGTTAATCAATTCTTCTCGCGCTTCCGCCAGGCTGATACCGTCACGACCGTACTGGCCGATCACCAGTGTTTCCCGGCGGCCGTTGATACGGTAGTCGTAGCGGAACGAGACAGAGCCTGACGTGAGCACGGCAACATACAGTCCGTCACGGTCAGAAACTTTATACAGTTTGTCCTGCGGCTTGAGGTTTTTAAGTTTGGTATCGGTAAGCACAATTCACCCGTAATGCATCCATATTTTTGTCGCTATGAGAGTATACCTTTCGGGTAATACCGTCACCTGTACCGTCGAAAAATGTGGTGTAGAGTGAATAGATATGAGTAGATATAAACAAAAACCCTCTGCAATTACAGAGGGTTAGATATTAAAATGAATAGATATGATGAGCTATGAGCTAGCTATACATCATTCCCACTCGATCGTCGCCGGTGGCTTGCCGCTGATGTCATACACCACGCGGGAAATGCCGTTCACTTCGTTGATGATGCGGTTAGACACGCGGCCTAAGAAGTCATACGGCAGGTGCGCCCAGTGCGCGGTCATGAAGTCGATGGTTTCCACCGCACGCAGGGAGACAACCCAGTCGTACTTACGGCCATCGCCCATCACGCCGACCGAGCGAACCGGCAGGAACACGGTGAACGCCTGGCTCACTTTGTTGTACAGGTCAGCTTTGTGCAGC